GCACAATTCGAAACTGTAGGCGAAAAAGATATATTTAAATATTTCGAATGGTTGCAATCGGAGGTTGAAAGTATTAAACTAAGAACAAGCGTTCGCAATAAAATAGGAACGGACATCAAAGCGGACGCCGAATCGTTTCTCGACGAATACCGCAAGCGCAAAGCCGGCGAATCGTTCAAGATATGGAAGTCGAAGTTTCCGTCGATTAACGAACAGATTGGCGGTTACTATAGCGGAAATATGTATACTTGGCATGGGCGTTCAGGTCGCGGTAAATCCGTATTTGTCGGAGAGGAAGGCATCGAGGCAGCGTTTCAAGGCGCAAATGTTCTCGTGTGGGCTATGGAAATGTCGCGGTTTGAGTGGATGGCACGCGCTTATACGACTATCAGTGCTAGGTCAGGCGTTCTAAATGCGAATATTGAGGGGGTTGACTATGAAGCCGGATTCGAAAATCGAGCATTATTGTCCGGTAAACTGACGGACGAATTTGAAGCGGGCTTCGAATGTTTCCTCGAGACTCTTAACGATATTATACCTGGCAATATTACGCTGAGAGCGGCAGATGATTCCGACTTTTTTACTCGCGACGTCAAACAATTAGAGGCGGATATCCTTGCGACTAAGGCAGACGTGGTTATTGTTGATCCGATTTACCTGATGGATTACGAGGCAAACACGTCGAAAGTGGCGGGAGGAGATGTCGCCAATACTTCCAAGCGAATCCGCAGATTAGCCGGACTGATGGGCGTCGTTACACACGTTATTACTCAAGCGGATGAAGTGAAGGACGACCGCGACGAGGAGGGCAATCGCGAGCTGCGAGCGCCTAAGCGCGCGGAAATCAAGAAGACGAAGGCAGTGCTTGAAGATGCGGCTAACGTTTTCGGGATTGATACGTTGGATGGCGCAGGGATCATTGAAATCGGCAAAGGGCGGAATGGTGGCGAAGGGACTCAGGTCGAAGTTTTGTATCTACCAAACTACGGAATCGTTCGAGAAGTGGCGACCGGTGAGGCGGCTGTCAGACAATTCGATTTTTAATGTCGAAAAAGACAAGATTCGACAAATTACACCCGTTTACACGTCGATTACACAGGCGTAGTATACTAGTATAGTCAAATTTATTTCAATATAACAAAATTCTCTGTCAAATAGCCCCAGAATGTGCTTTAATAAGTTTACCCGATTAACAAAGGAGGTAACGTTATGCCTTGGGCCGAACAAACGCACCAAAGAATCGCAACAGTCTACAAAGAATTATTCGAAGAAGTTTTGAAAGTTCCCAACGCGGACATATCAATAAAACAGTGGTTAATACGAGTTGAACTATTACGACGTGATTTTACTAAGCGCCAATTAACGATACTGTCTTTCATTATTACGTTCTCATATTTTTACGGTAAGGAGTCCGCGATAATTCCGAAATTGAAGGATTTTGAGCGGGCAGGAATATCGCAAACCAAAGTAAAGGATGAGCTAACGAAACTTGTTGACATGAAAGTACTCGAATGGAAATGTGGTAAAGACACAAATGAATTCAGAATTACTGATCCGCGTGAATGGAAGACGCCTTACCACTCTTCATACAACGACGCCCGTTCACGCGAGCTATTCTTTTTAAATTTAAGGCATGCCGGTGTAAATACTGACCTTGACGATTTGATATCCGATCGATGGAATTCTTAAAGCAAAACTTCCCATTTTGGGAACTATCTCGAAACGGAGGTATTACAATGGACACGATACGAATACGGGGACAAAACGTACCGGTCGACATTCGCGCCGAGCTCGAACAGTTCAGTTGGGACCGACCCAAGTGGTCGTCAGATAAGCTCATAGCGGCTAGTTGTTTCCGTTATGACAAGACGCCAAGCTTCTTCGTCAATTTTACCGGAGAGTATGCCGGATGCTGGGGCGATTCAGGCGCTTATGATATGGAGTGGGAAAGCGGCAATTTTACCAAACTACTATCCTTCCTACGCAACGAAACGTATGAGGAAACGGAGGAATATCTGCTCGGTGAATACGGCATACCTTCCGATGGAACCGATTCCGTTAAATTAAGACCGGTCAATTTACGCATTCAACGATCTAGGCAGTCGCTGAATGCGGACATCTTGGCGCATCACACTGAAGATTATACGTATTTAAGAAATCGCGGCATCAGCGAAGAAACCCAAAGGCAAGCGGGCGTTCTTTATGACCGCGAAAAGAAAGCGGTAGTGATTCCGTGGCGCTTGCCAAACGGTCAGTTAGCAAACGTGAAATACCGCAAGACGTTCGGCAAAGCGTTTTGGTATGAGCGTGGCGGCTGGCCCATTCGCGAGTTGGTCTACGGAATTGAAAAAGCGCAAAGAACCACCGTTATATGTGAAGCTGAAATTGATGCGCTGAGCTGGCAGACAGCAGGCGTGGCAAGCATTGCGGTGGGAGGTGCGAGTTTTAACGGTTGGAAACGGGATTTGATATTGCGTTCTCCAATCGAGGAGTTAATTATTGCGACGGATAATGACAAAGCAGGCGGCAAACTGCGGAGGGAAATCGAGTCGATGATGCGCGGACACTTACGATTGAGGCATGCGTATGTGAGAAGAGATTGTAAGGACGCGAATGAAGCGCTGGTGAAGTACGGGGCGGATTCGCTAAGAAATGCGGTGAGTCAGTCGGAAGGTTGTCAGCAATTGTACGTGAATTTACGTACTTTTGGTCGGGGTAGGTAACGCTCTGTTCCGTTACTTACCTTTCCTTTTTCGCTTGCTCACAGGTGGGCCTTCGTTGTATACCCATTCGTAAAGGTCTTCGATTTCACATCCGAGAATAATGGCGATATTCTTGGCGTAATCGAGTTCCATTACGTTGCGCTTGTTTTCCCATCCGGAAATGGTCGATTTGGACACTCCGATGCGGTTTCCGAGTTGTGTTTGGGTGAGTCCGCGACCTTTCCGTAAATTCCCGAGCAAGCACTTTCCGACCGCAATCGTGGCGCTTCACCTCGCGAATTATGTAATGTTAACTTATTTTTGTTTAGAACCGTCTGGCGTGAAGCGGACTACCTTTTCGATAGGGACATTGAGAAATAAGCAAATCTCTTCGATAGTGCTAAGCTTGACGTCGCTATCGCGATTGATGGCTGCGATCGTTTTCGGATGAAGAATTTTATCTCGCATGTCACTAATTACCATGTTTTTCTCTTCTAATGTTTTATGGAGTGGGGAAAAATCTATCATTTTATACACTTCCTTCCAATTTAATGTATACTTCAGTGAACATTTATAGTACAATTTAATTATAACAGACAAACAGGACTTTTTGAAAGGGGATAAAGTATATGCAAAATTTACACAAGGAGATTTATAAGACAATTGAAGATCACAATTATTTAACCTTTAACAAAGTTGCCGATTCCATACCATGCACGGCTCAGGAATTATCACACTTCGGTATACATGGCGGTTTTAGCTTCCGTAAAATCTTACGGTTATCTTTCATACTTCATCCGTTAAATCAAAAAGAGGTAATGGACGAATGGTGTTTACGGTTTAACACAACGGAATCCATAAAACAATGCTTCGAATATGCATCTATCACCAGGAATAAAGTGCTACTAAAAATGCTGCTCGAAAAATATCAGAGTGATCAATCGCTGAGTAAATATGTAGCTGTATACGCAATTTTGTACGATTATTATATGTTTAAATTTGAAGCGGATAAACTCCCGGAGAAACTAGAAAAAGTGGGTAAGCTAAAAAACGAATTAGCAATATTGTCTGACATTATGCAATGCTACCGATACTATTACTTAAAAGAGTACGACTCAATGCTGTCTACTGCTAAAGCAATAGAAAAATCTATCCACAAACTAAAAGACAGGCAATTATTCATCAAAGAGAGTTACTTACATAGGATTGCCGAAGTTTTAGGTCACGCAAGTCTACACTTTAATGACGCAGAATCAGCGCGTTACTACGCAAACTTAATAATTTATGCCGACATTTGCGCGAAAACTGTTTCTGGCGCTTATGATATACTAGGGATGTCGTACTTGTCTGAAGACAAAAACAAGTGCATCCAGTACCTTCAAACAAGGTATGATATCGCTAAAACAATAGGCGAACCCAGTATAGAAAAAATGGCCCGCCGAAACTTGGATTACGCTAAACTTTATTTAAACATCGAACTAGACACAGATTCAGACCCTATTCTACTTAGACTACAAAATAATAAAGGTAGCGAGTTCGAGCTTAAACTTCTAAAGGAGGAGGTATTCCAAAAAGGGGAAGATGATTTCTTAGTCTTGCTTAGAGCGATATCAAAGAATTCACTCGAGAGCATTCATCGATGTCGGCAAGAGTTTTTTAAAAAGAGGAATTATTTGTTCACAAGCTTAGCAGCTAGAGCATCTAAAAACGCCGGAGAAAATTCTCCACTAATTGAAGAGTTTATTGATATCAAAACTGAAACCAAAGGGGATGTTCATTTTGAAGAAAATTATATTAAGTGTTTTAATCGCATCAGTCGTGATCGCAATTCCATTAGCGCATAACCATTTTGCACAAAAGGATAGCGCAGGAGCAATAATGACTACATTTTCTGATAGAGTAGGAGGTTAATCCGCAAAAAACGAAAAACACAGCACGGCAGGCAGCCCTAATCGGCTGTCTTTTTTTTATGTTCACCCGGGTAAACAAAATATCAAAATTGAAAGATTATTTACTTTCTACATTTTACCAATTGCCCATGCTATATTATTTATTGTAGACACGCACCAAAACGTTTGAAAAGAAAATTATAAAAAAGTGCGCGACTTTATAAACTCATCCTTATTATAAAGTGAAGCCACGATAAAAGGAGTGTTGAGATGAATAACCAACAACTTAATAACTTGGTGTTAAACTATCGTAGTGATCGCAGCGAAGAAACGTTCACGCAACTTTACGAAATGGTAGCTACAAACTGGCGCAACCTTGAAACCGTCGGCAAATCGGTCAGGGCGAGCGAAGCAGAAACACTAGCAGCATACCAAGACGTTTTACTCGAATGTATCGAAAAATTTGACGGCTCCACGAATTTCAGTTACTTACTTAACAAAAGTATTCGGTTTCGAAGGCGTGACATTTACCGCAAGAAAAAGCGGCTTTCAGAATTCGAAGTATACCATAAACCGGTTGAAGGCGAAGACGGTTCCGAAGCGGCAAACTTCGAAATCGCCGACGAATTCAATCTAGAAGAGCAGATAACTGCAAAGAAAAAAGCCGACCAGCGGCAACTGATCGACTCTCTTCTGAACGATGCGGATGAAGTAACGACGGCAATCGTTGCGACATTCCTGGCTCACCCGAAACCAACAGCGACGGCAATCGCGAAGGAGCTCGGAGTTCACCATTCGAAAGTAACACGCGCATTAAATCGCCTGGCGGGCAAATTTAGTACCAAACAGTTCGGAGATTATCACGACTATTTAGTAGCGCTTT